ACCCTTCTTTGATGAGGATAAAGAATTAATTGCTCTACAAGGTAGATCTTTCGGAAATGAAGAGCCTAAGTATTATACACTGAAAGTTAAAGAAGAAAACCATAAAGTGTATGGTCTTGATCGTTTAAATAAAGATCAACATGCTTATGTAGTTGAGGGTCCAATAGATTCTCTATTTCTTCAAAACTGTATAGCAGTTGCAGGTGCTTCTTTTGATATACCTCAAGTTAGAGAATTAAAAGATAACTGTACAATTGTTTTTGATAATGAACCACGCAATCGTGAACTCGTAAAACAAATAGAATCTATAATTAAAAAAGGTTATAGAGTTTGTTTATGGAGTGATAGTGTAAAAGAAAAAGATATTAATGATATGATTATGGCTGGCAAAACACCTCTTACAATACATGCTCTCATGGAGGGGAGTAGTGTACAAGGTGCAGAAGCTGAAGCCAAATTTAACTTATGGAGAAAGTGCTAATGACTATACCATTTGACAGAGCTGACTTATTAAAAGATTATGTTCATGAGATGGATATTACTGAAGATATGGTTCGAACATTTTGTAAAATTGTACAAGATGATAACCCCTTACATTTCGGAGACGAAGAGGGTAATGTAATGCCAGGAGCATTAATGGTTTCACTATTATTTTCAAACCCAGTAAATGGTTTCTTTATTCGTAATGTACAAATTAAATTTCTAGCACCAATTCACTTTCCTACAAAGGTTAAGATATATCGTAAGGTATGGAAAGCTACAGATAGAAAAGCTGGTGAACTCGGAGAAGGTATTTTTGCCATTCGTGATTTAACTGATGGCATTATTAAGTGCAAAGGTACAGGACAAGTATTCAGACCAACTAAAAGATTAATGGAAACATTTGAAACAGGTGTTGATAGAAACTTTTTTAAGTCGTCAGATCCTAATTTTAAAAGACAACATTGGACAAACCCAACAGGCAAGGAGATAAAATGAGCGAAGAAGATAAGACAGATAAGCCATCGGCAACTGTCACAGATATTAATGAATTTGCTGCGAAGAAATATGATGAGCAAACTCTAGAAAATTTGCGTCAGCAACAAGAGTTAGATCAGAACTTTATTCTATCACCACTATGGGAATCGCTGGGTAATATTAAGAACTCCAAGCAAGCAATCAATGCTGCGATGGGTATGTTAATATGTGCGAAAGATATTCTTGTTTTAGAACAAGGTAAAGAACAAGCCAAGTTAATATTAAGCACTATGGACTTCGAGAAGATCGATCTGGTGACTATTACTAAGAAGCCTGTAGATGGGGTACCAACAGATGAATATAGTCTCAGAGAAGAGGATATGGATCCTATGGACGCTCCTCTAGAAGAAGATAAGGTTATAGAATTTGAATTTGATAATAATGGAGATACTGACAATGGCGAAGAAGAAAGCACTGATTGAAGAACTTTGGGATGAACAAGAAGAAGTCCTAGAAAAACCACAACAGCAGACTGTATCTAACTTCGTAAGAGGTGAATGGGTCGATCGTATATATGGTGGTGGTGGTAATAAAATGAGATTACTCCAAGGGCAGTTCGGTAAAGAGTTCGCTGGTACTATCACTGAAAAGAAGTTTCGTAGATATAGAAAAGATCTACAGGGCATCGCTACTGAAACATATTACCAAAAATACCATCATACTTCAGATGGAAGATGGTTCGACAATGGTGGTATGCCATGTGAAAAACCTCACCATGAACCAAAACAGGCACACCTAGAGGAAGAAGAAAGCGAATGAATGAGCCGAATATATTACTAAAGAAAATAGATGGAAAAAATTTATATATTTTTGATGATATCTTTACTTTTGAACAACGAGAAAAGCTATATAGTTATTGCTTAAATCAAAAGTATTCTCTCTCTGGATCTGATGTCCAAAGACTAGAAACTAAAGGCGATTACAACTTATATTGCAACCTTTCCCCAATAGACGTGGATAACATGGGGATTGAATGTATTAAAGCATACAGCCACGTCAAACACCACTTAGATAAATACACAATTACTCAATCAAGAATTAATTTGAGTACCATCCAGGATCGGAATCGTTTTCATTGCGATACTGGTGCCGAGCATAATATGACCATGCTTTATTATCCCAATATGGAATGGGAAAAGTCTTGGGGTGGACAGACACTTTTTTCAAACCTAAATGGAGATGACCTAGAATGGGTCTCTCACTATATTCCTGGAAGGATAATATTATTCGATGGCACACTCCCCCACTCAATCAACCCCCCAACAATCCACAGCCCAACGCACAGATTTTCAATCGTCATTCAATATGGAAAATAAAATGGAAGATAAATTAACAGCAGAGATACATGGTATCACAATTGACTATACTAGAGATTCCCTATTAGATGTCGCAGGTAAAACAAGATTAAGAGAATCATATATGAAAGATGAGGAAACTTCCCCACAAGAGAGGTTTGCTTTCGTATCAAAAACATTTGGATCTAATCCTGAACATGCTCAAAGGTTATATGATTATGCAAGTAAACATTGGCTATCCTATTCAACTCCTATCCTATCATTTGGTAGAAGTAAAAGAGGATTACCAATTAGTTGTTTCTTAAATTTTATTGAAGATAGTTCTGAGGGTTTAGTACAAAATTTATCTGAAACAAACTGGCTATCAATGTCAGGTGGTGGAGTTGGTATTGGTTTTGGTATTCGTAGTGCTGATGATAAATCTACTGGTGTGATGCCACACTTAAAAATGTATGACGCATCTTCACTAGCATATCGTCAAGGCAGAACTAGACGTGGAAGCTATGCTGCATATCTAGATATATCTCATCCTGACATTAAAGAATTTATTGATATGAGAAAGCCGACTGGTGATCCAAACATGAGAGCGATGAACATGCATCATGGTATTAATATCACTGACGACTTTATGCAGATTATTGAAAACAAAATGAAAGATGCAAACTGCGATGATAAGTGGGGTCTTAAAGATCCACACAATGGTAAAGTAAAAGAGTATGTATCCGCAACAGAATTATGGCAAACAATTTTAGAAACTCGTATGATGACAGGTGAGCCATATTTACACTTCATTGATACAAGCAATAAACACTTGCCAGACTTTCTAAAAGAAAAAGGGTTGAAAATTCATCAGAGTAATTTATGTTCGGAGATTATACTCCCAACTAATGAAGAGCGAACAGCTGTATGTTGTTTATCATCATTGAACTTAGAGTACTTTGACGAGTGGTCAAAAAATAAACAATTCCTAAAAGATACTGCAGAGATGCTTGATAATGTATTACAATATTTTATTGATAATGCTAGAGATGAAATATCTCGTGCTAGATTTTCTGCTGAACGAGAAAGATCGATTGGGATCGGAGCTCTAGGATTCCATGCTTACTTACAGAAGAATGGTATTCCTTTCGAGTCTCCAGTAGCTGGTAATAGAAATGATAAAATATTTAAACACATTAGGAAAGGATTGGATAATGCCAATATTGAATTGGGCAAAGAACGAGGTGAAGCACCTGATGCTATGGGTACTGGCTTTCGTTTTAGTCATATGCTTGCCATTGCTCCTAATGCTTCTAGCTCTATTATTATGGGGAACACTTCTCCTAGCATCGAGCCTTATCGAGCTAATGCATATCGTCAAGATACACTTAGTGGTTCCAGTCTTAATAAAAATAAACACCTTCAAAAACTTTTGGAAGAAAAATCAAAAGAATCTAAATTAGATTTAGATGTTGAATGGTCTAGCATCATAGCGAATGATGGATCAGTACAGCATTTAAAATATCTTTCTGATATGGAAAAGGATATATATAAAACAGGAATGGAAATTAACCAGCAATGGATTATTAATCATGCATCAGAAAGACAGAAGTATATTGACCAAGGACAATCGGTAAATGTATTCTTCAGACCTGATGTAGATATTAAGTATCTACATGCTGTACACTTCCTAGCATGGAAGACAGGACTAAAGACTTTATATTATTGTAGAAGTGAGAAGATTGGTAAAGCCGATAAAATTAGTAGAAAGATACAACGAGAAATTATGAAGGAAATAGATATCTCAGCCATTGCGGACGGAGATGTATGTTTAGCCTGTGAGGGATAATAATGATTACACTACCAGAACATTTAAGTTATAGTAGAGAAGAAGTAGCGAAACTCAGAACACAAAAGATATTTCGTTATGGTGATGTTGCTAGACTCGATAAAGAACTAGACTTTCTTTGTACATTTAAAAA